TTCAGGGACAAAGACAAGCAAGGTATATAGCCAAAAGCCTACTAATGGAGATGGTGACTTTGATTTCACAAGGTCAACTGCTGCAACAAGGGTTAATGCAGATGGTAATATAGAGAAGGAGACAAGTAACCTTATAACACGCAGTCAAGACTTTGGAGATAGTCAATGGGTTGCAGGGCCTAATGTATCCAAAACAACAGGGCAGACTGACCCTAATGGTGGAAATACTGCGGTATTGTTTTCTAACTCAAGTGACCCAAATGGTTATATGTATTCTTCGGTCTCTCTTCAGGCTAATACTATAAACACTTTTTCTATTTACATTAAAGGTGCAAGTGCAGGTTCTGTATCTATTAGGATTGATGGTGGTGCGACTGGAACTCAACACAATGTAAACTACACAACGGAGTGGACAAGGGTGAGTTGCTATCAAGTTGTAGGTCAAACAAATTGTCAGGTAGTTATTGGAGGTTTTAACACTTGGACTGCAGGTGAAAACATTCAGTTTGCTTTTGCTCAAGTTGAGCAGGGACTTGTAGCAAGAAATTACATACCAACAACTACTACTGCACTATACGGAGGTGTTACTGATAATGTACCAAGATTAGATTATACGGATAGTTCGTGTCCTGCGCTCTTGTTAGAGCCGCAGAGATTCAACGCTATTGACTCAAGTGAGTACGCAGGTGCTTGGTCTGCGATAGACTCAAACATTACAAAAACTGATAATGCTACAACCTCTCCAGAGGGTGTAAATAATGCAGTGAAATTAGAGGGACTTACAACAAGTGCAAACAATCAAATAGTAAACTTTGGTACAACTGCTTTAGGTGGTGTAAATGTTGTAGGTAAAACATATACGGCTTCGGTGTATTTAAAACCTGTAAATCCATCCGATGTAGGTCAGGATGTTTCTTTTAGTATTCAAAGAAGTGTTGGGGATTATGAAGGGCTTAATGTAACCTTTGAAATAGATTCTGCTGATTGGAAAAGATATAACTTGACTTACACTTTTACAGGTGCAGGAGCAGGTAACCAAGTAGGTGCGAGCTTTAAGATATTAAGAACCGATACTACTATTGATGACATCTATGTATACGGTGTTCAGCTTGAAGAAGGAAGCTACGCAACATCCTACATACCTACTTATGGTACGAGTGTGACGAGAAATGGTGAATTAGCTATTCAAGATTTAAGTAATGAAGTAAGTTTAACAGAAGGTGTTGTATATATAGATACTACTAATTTAGGAAAAGATAATAATTCAAATATAATAAGTCAACATTCAGTTGCAAATTCAGTTTATTGTTTAAAAGAAGTATCTTCCAATAAGATTGTAATGGGTATTTTTGCAAGTGGTGTAAATATAGCTATAACCTCAGCTTCTTCGTATCCATTAGGAACAAGGACTAAAATTGCTTTTTATTACAAAAGTGGGGATATGCGTTTATATATTAACGGCTCTTTACAGGGTACAAATACCTCATCATTTACATTAGGTAGTGGGTTTGCATCCGCTTTAAGATTAATTGAGGGTACAGCAGCATATAACGCATATCCATCTAAATCAATTGTAAGTGAATTTATATTATTCCCTACGGCATTAAGCGATTCAGAATTAGCAACACTCACAACAATATAATATGAAGACATTTAGAAAATACTCGTTTGGCTCTAAAGGAGCAGCAACTACTAAACTGAACGCATTGGGTACAGAGACAACTCCTGAAGGAGATGTTGTACCTAATCACCCTCACGCTATCGTACATCTCGGTAACTTGGTAGAGGTAGCAGGTACTTACAATGATGAAGGTGAAGAACTCACCGCTCCTGTAATGTCCTCTTCTTACCACATTGATGTATTATGGGATGGAGAGCCTGTTGAGGCTTGGGATAGTTCTATGGTATGGTGTGCGCCTTTAGGCTTACATAGTTTTGGTTCTTCTTCTGCTATTGCAGAGTGGACAGAGGCTTGTAAAGCACTACACCCTGAATACTTCCCTGAGCCATCTGAAGACCTTTTACCATAATGAATAGCCAGGATCATAACTATATCCCCTCACGCACCTCCCCTAAAGGGGGGCGTAGGGGATGTCTATGTTGGGATAGTAATACATATTCTATTAAATGCTGTGATGGCTCAGTGCGTGCACAAGGCATAGGTAGTATATACTTGACAGATGAAGAATGAAACTAACCGAGAATTTAAGCCTTGCAGAAGTAACGAAGTCTGCAACTGCGATAAGAATGAGCATTGCGAATACGCCAAGTGCTACGCATCTGATAGCATTGAAGGAGGTATCAAAGAATATCTTTCAACCTTGCAGAGAACACTTCGGAAAACCGTTAGCGGTTACTTCAGGATATCGGTCAGAGGCGTTGAACGAGGCTATAAATGGCTCAAAAACATCACAACATTCTAAAGGAGAGGCTCTTGATTTAGATGCTGATGTGTTTGGAGGATTCAGCAATGCTGAACTGTTCAACTACATTAAAGACCATTTAGATTTTGACCAACTTATTTGGGAGTTTGGAAATAACAACAACCCTGCTTGGGTACATTGCAGCTACAAGACACGAGGCAACCGAAATGAAGTCTTAATAGCTATTAAAACGAATAACCAAACAACATACAGAAAACTATAATGGATGCCACAGACCTAAAAGTATTAGTATTAAATGCCTCTACAATGGCAATATCATTTTCAACTCTTGAAGCCGCTTTGAAGATAGCTTTATTAATAGCCTCAATAGGCTACACTATCCAAAGATGGTATTTAATGAATAAGAAGAATGGGTAAGATAAGTGAGGGTACAGAGGTAACCTTAGACCTCAAGACTATCATAACTGTTGTAGCATTTATTATCTCTTTAGTTGGTATGTACTACGCTTTAAAAGCGGATATAGAGGTGGCTAAAGAATTACCTGCACCTACCATATCAAGAACTGAGTATGACCTCAAAGACCAAATGATTAGAGATGCGGTTATGAATACCCAGAAGCAGGTAGAGGAGATACACAAAGATGTCAAGATTATAGATGAGCGTTTGTTTGATATTCAAAATGGCAGAAAAAGATGAAGGGTTTAGTATTTTTTCTTTTCCTATCAGTCTCTGCCTATGGGCAGAACGCTTTGGTACATATCAATGCAGATTTTAATAAGTCTAATAATTGGTATGGATTAACTATTGTAGAAAATACAAAAATCTACAACGGATACATAGATAGTAACCCTGCAATTAAGAAGAAGTATAATGTGGTAAGAGTTCCTACATTAATCTTGTTTAAAGATGGGGTTGAAGTAGAGCGTTGGGTAGGTGGCTTGGATATGAAGCTACACATAAAGGTTAATGAAGTGCAAAACAATATAGACAATAAATGAACAATACAGATTTTGGATTCTCAAATGACTTTGAGGACTTCGTAGATGAGTTAACAAACGACTCAAAAAACTCTAACGCTTGTTCTATTGATAACCCTGATTGTGAAAACTGCGGAAGCTAATGAACCCAATACTAAATAAAATACTCGGTAAAGGTGCTCAGGAGACGATTAGAGCCGTTTCTGATGTCGTGGATAGGTATACATCCACTCCCGAAGAGAAAGCCGCTATAAAGGCTTCTATTGAAGAAGAGATATCTAAGCGTTGGAACTCTGACATGAATAGTGATTCCTGGTTAAGTAAAAACGTTCGACCATTAACCTTAGTGGTGGTCGTATCGTTTTTGGTCTTAGCTACTTTTTTTGATGGTTTAGGTATCCTCGAAGTAGATAGTGCTTGGATAAGCCTATGGAATATGTTAAGCATCACCGTAGTCGGTGGGTACTTTGCGGTACGCACTGTTGATAAGAGAGGTAAGATTAAGTAATTCAAAAAGACTCTAGAGTAAGAGTATATATATCTCTACCCTTTAGGGGTAGATATATATACTCTATATAGTATTCTAAAGTAGAAAAAAAGGATTCCCTGGGACACTACCAAATAATAGTCTTGTAAATTATCCACAGACTTATACACACTGTATCATTTATTTTCATTACATTTGGGTATAACCAAAACATTTGTGTAATGAAATTATTTGAATTAACAACAGAGCAGTTTGTAACATTTACCAAAACACCATTACTACACTACTATTGGGTAGCCTTACATGGAGAAGACTTTTGCTGTGTAGTCATTAGATCAGAAGATGATAACCTTTTTGATTGGAGAGTACCAGGCCAATTATTTGGCGAGGGGTTTACCCTGAATGGAGCAGTAAGCCCATACGACAGGGAAAACATGGATCTCCCTACCTACTTGATAAACTTAAAAGAATAATACAAGCCCCTCTTCGGAGGGGTTTCTTTTTTTTATATATTCACCAATGTTAAAACCATTTGCTATGACTAACGAGATACAAGAACTTGCTCAAGCAAGAATTGAAGCCTTAGAGAAAGAGGTTTATTTACTCCAACAATTTATACAAAGGGATTATCAGCAAAGAGACATCACTGCTGATACAGCCCTTTATTTATTCAAAAGGTTTAAGGAAAACTATAATGAAGATTCAGGAAGAAATCAAGAAGATTGAGAATTATGAAAGATATGAAATCAACTCCATTACATTACGAAATCACTTATTCCTCCACTTCGGAATCCCCGATAGAAACGTCAGTGACTACCAATACGGAAAGTACCAAAAAGAATACCCCATCGACCCCAACTTACTATCTAGGTAAGTATAAAGGACTTGAGGCGTTTGATGTGGTTATGGACTTCCAAAGGGATAGTTATAATCTTGGTGTTGCCATTGCTTACCTGCTTCGAGCAGGGAAGAAGCAAGGCAATCCAAGAGGCCAGGACATATCTAAAGCTATAGATCACTTGAAAAAAGAACTTGAATATGAAAGAGACTTTGGACTTGCTACTGAAGCTACCGAAAACAATATCGTTAAATAGTCTATATGCAGGTAAGCATTGGACGTATAGAAAAAGAATTAAAGATGAATACAAAAAAATTGTTGAGTCAGAATTGGCTCGTTTTGACCACCATCTTGCGGAGAGTTNTACTATCGTTATTCGGTATAATACTCGTGCCGATGTGGATAACCTTGTTTTGGTTTCAAAATTCACTGCTGATACTCTCGTGGCTAACGGATGGATTCCTGATGACAGCCCTAAGTATTATCACAAACTCACTATCCTTTTTGACGGCACAGTTGAAAAAAATTATTGTGAAGTTGAAATTAAATTAAAAAATGCCGAGTTATCAATATAATCATTAACTTTACAATTATTAATCAATAAAAGAGATGCTATGAAAACAGCAGTAGTTCAAGAAGTAAAGCCNGTAGGCGAACCAAGAGAGGGTCAGTACGGCATGATGTACACATATGGTGTACGATTTGAAAACGGAGACTCAGGTCTTTATACTTCAACAAGTGAAAGCCAAACCAAGTTTATAGTAGGCGAAGAGGCTCACTACATTGATGAGGCAAAGCAAAGCAAGATGGGTAAGACCTGGTTTAAGATCAAGCCTGCTAACCCACAATATGATGGTCAGGTAACGAATGCACCACAACAGGTAGCAACCTCCCCTTCAACGGGTGGGGGGGCTACCACCTCAAAGGATGTACTTATTGTACGTCAAACAGCTTTAAAGGCAGCAGCCGAATTTGCGGCTAGTATGGATGCTAACCATATGGATGTCTTAAGGTTGGCAGAATCTTTTAAGGATTGGGTTCTAGATACCGAACACAATCCACTGAAAGAAGAGACTACCGAGTCTCCATTCTAAGTAACAGTTTCACTACAAGGGGGAGGGCAATGCTCTCCCCTTTTTTAATTCCAAACCAAATATGGCTAAAGTCAGCTATGCCGACCTCACGGGTCGAATAGATAATATCCGTATGAACAGAGTCAAGCAAGGCTATGACTTTGGGCATTACAAAATCGATGAACACCTCAGATTTAAAAGAGGTAATTTCAATATCATTTTAGGACATAACAACGTAGGTAAAACTACGGTAATCCTTTTCTTAATGGTATTGCAGTCTGTCAATAATAATTTAAAGTGGCTAGTATTCAGTAGTGAGAACACACCTGAAAGTATAGCCATTAAGATTATACAATTTTATTTAGGCAAGCCTATAAATAAGGTTGAAGAAGATGAGTTGCAGAAAGCTATGATGTTTATGATGGGTCACTTTATCATCATGGATGCCGATAAAAAAATGTATAGCTACAGGGACTTGATAGAGGAGGCTACAGATATAAACAATGAGGAGGGTATTGATGGGTTTCTCATTGATCCTTATAATAGTTTAAAGAAAGAGCCTAAGATGTATCAAGCATTAGGAGGACACGAGTATGACTACGAGGTGGCCACCGCATTTAGAAATTGGGCAAAGCAGCAGAAGGTAAGTATATGGGTAAACACTCACGCTGTAACCTCAGCCTTAAGAAACAAATACCCTAAAGATCACGAGTACGCAGGAATGACCAAGCCCCCTAGCGTAGGAGACGTTGAAGGCGGTGGTAAGTGGGGAAATCGTGCTGATGACATGTGGATTATTGATAGGCTGATTTCTCATCCTAGCTTATGGATGTACACACATATCCACTGTGTTAAGGTGAAAGAGACGGAGACGGGCGGCAAACCGACTCCGTATGAAGAGCCTATACAAATCAGGATGAAACCAGGAAGTGCAGGGTTTGAATTGGATGGGGAGAGTTTGTTAGCAACTGCAGAAAAAGTTCAGGGAGACTTCCCTTTTTAGTCAAAACTTATGTTATATTTATAAACGATGAGTGAAGAAAAGTATCCGTTAAGCGAACATCGATGGAACTATGTGGAGAGCAAAAGCCTGGCATTGCTATGGCTACGCACAAAGAACCAACTACTTACGGATATAGCCAATCGTGTGAAACCTGATGATCACGATGATGAGGAGGCTATGAACCTTTTTTTGGATGTACTCTCTGTGTACGGTGCAATGGATTCTGCCATTGATATGGTAGAAGAAGTGCAGCGTGTTGTGTGGGATGCCCAAGCAAAGAATGCTGAATTAAAATTAACTGTGAGAAACCTAAGCAATAGAGTTGCTAAGTATGAACAGCAGTTAGATGAACTAGACGAATACTTAAGATGAAAGCACCCTTAATAGAATTGCAAGAAGAATATGACAACTATGTTGATGTCAATAATATAAAGCCAAACAGAGATAGGCACAATGTAATGGCTCGATATGCTTTTATGGTAGCTGCTAGAGAAGTATATAACACTTTAGAGATAGCAAGAGTAACAGGTAAAGACCACTCAACGGTAGTTTACGCTTCAAGCACTCACGAGTCTAACCTACGTTTTGATAATAATTATATGAGTCGCTTTAATGAGTCTTGTGTAATTGTTGAAAAGCTACGAGGGTCAGAACTCGGTAGTGAGAAGTGGGAACTCATGAAGCATAATGCTGTTCTTCAGCAACGCCTAACCGACTTGCGTGAGGAGGCGGTTAAGTTGCGGCAAGATGTCCGTAGCAAAAACAATCAGATAAATGAAATGGTTACAAAATATGAACTTAGCAATTGACGTAGCACCTCTAGCAGGATTTTTAGTAGGAGTTAATTATTGGAACTCTGAATTGGATGAAGACTTTCAAGACCCCAAGTACCACTCTTTACAGTTGTGCTTTGGGGTCTTGGCTATTGTAGCCACTTGGTCTACAGAAGGACAGGAGCAATGAGTCTATTAAATTTACTTGCTGCATACCATAAGGAGTGGGTCAAGATGGCCTACAAGTTTGGTGCAGGGGCATATGCTGAGGACATCGTGCAAGAGATGTACCTAAGATTAAATAAATACGTTGATGACCCTGAACGCATTATGTATGGGGATGAACCTAATAAGCTATTCATTTGGGTTACTCTGCGTAATATGGTTCGTAAGTACCAGGAGAAGAAAGACCTTCTAGTATTTGTTGAAGAGTATCACGACCACGATGAGTTTAGCGAGGAGTTGGGTCGGGATGATGAAGAGGTGTTAGATCGCTTCTTAGATACCATCTTTGATAAAGCTAAAGAGATGCATTGGTTTGATTACAAGATGTTCGAGTTGTACCATACCACCCCCCTAAGCATGAGGGACATTGAGAAAGAGACTACCATTAGCCTAAGAACTATTTTTACAACACTTAATAAAGCAAAAGATTATGTCAGAGAAAACCTCTACGAAGAGTACCAAGAGTACAAAAAAGAAATCCTCAACTAAGAGTAAGGGATTAGGTGACACGGTTGAAAAGATCACAGAGGCAACAGGTATAAAGAAGGCTGTAAAGATGTTTACTGAAGCTACAGGTATTGACTGTGGCTGTGATGAGCGTAAGAAAAGCCTCAATAAAATCTTTCCGTACAAGCATACCGAATGCTTGGAAGAGAAAGAACACCAATTATTAAAAGAGTTCTATTCTCAATTCAATGGTGTCAAGGTAGACCAAAAGTATACCCGTCCATTAGCAGAGATTCATTCAAGGGTATTCAATCATAAGTTTGATATTCCTTGTAGCTGTAGCCCGAAGACTTGGAAGGCTTGGATAAATGATTTGAGAAAAGTTTATGACGAATACGAAAACAAGTAAGTTACTCCTGTTGTGGTTATTTAGCATCGGGCACAAAGTAAATCATTATGAAGAAGCCAAAGGCATTACAACTATCTACGGAGGCAAAGAGTTTCGCTTTGACATTAGCGGTTCTTATGGCGGCTATCGTGTTGTTTATAACCATCCTGAGTTTAAATTTTACAATGGGGATACTCTAATAAAAATCACTGACCTACGTCAATATGAAATTTAAAGCAAGAAAGTTTAGTCAACGCAGTTACAATGAGAATGACCAATTTGCTAAAGAGGTTGTTAAGGACTTTCTAGGTAGTCTTGATTGGGTCAATGAGGTAGTAGATGTTGAAGATTATTTTGTAGACCTTGAGGTTATAGACCAGGATGGTAGGTGTCATTTTTATGAAGCTGAGGTAAAGTCGGGCTACCCCTTCACGGGAGCGCACGACTTCAAGTTTGATAGTGTATCCTTTCTAGGCCGCAAAAAGAAATGGGAGAAACACGGCTTTTATTATTGCATTGTCTGTAAGGAAACTGAATCTATATGTATTGCCCACAGCAAAGACATATTTAAGGAGGAGTACAAAGAGATAAGAAACATAAATAAAAGAGACCGTTCAGGACTTGATGCATTCTATAGAGTACCTAAAAACGAATGCTCTTGGTATTCTAAATCAGATGGTATTTGGAAAGAAAATGTACAGCCTATTTAAAATTGTTAATTGTTTTGTGTATATTCGGGTATAACTAAATTATATGCTTATGTCTAAAAGAGTATTTACACGAAAGGAAAACATTATCTATGGGGGGTCTGCTTACCTTCTAGCAATCATTGGAGTTATTGCAATGCTCGCATTGTACGAGTTTGTAGAGAACCTATTTAATCTACCTGTATAATGGATTATCTAGATATGGAACTCGCAAGCTATCAGTCGTACCAAGATGCGACCTGTAATATATGTGGTGAGATAAGTTCTAATGATTGGCAATGCGATTGCTGTCGAGAATGTAACACTACGTCATGCGAATGCGATGATGAAACAATTGTTGAACTTCAAATACAACTACAGAAATGATGAACCACACTGAAGCCATTTATAAGGCACAGATAGTATTCGAGGATGCCTTAACGGACAAGGAGACTATAGATGAACTACTAAGGATAGATGCTTCTATGTATAGTAGCCTAGGTACAGATAGCACAAAGGCGGAGGTAGCTTCTACAAAGCGAGCCTCTGCCTTTATTTATAGATTGATAAAAGGCATTGACCATTCCAAGGGTCAACGCTTTTTACTTGCAATGGGATTAACCAAATAGAATAGATATGAAAATCAGAATGCTAAACGGAGAGGAGCATGACCAAAGCTACCTCGTAGAGAAAGCCCACGATGATGACTTTTACTATGGCTACCTAGGTAAGGTTGCCTTTAGTAGCAGTAACCTTAAGAAGCTACTAGATAGCCCTAGGACGTACTACAATCTAATGCAGTACGGAGAAGAGTCAAACAGCCAGGCTCTAAGAGATGGCCGCTTAATACACACCATGATCTTAGAACCTCATAAGATAGATGAGATGACCTTCATAGATGTGGTTAGCAAGAACGCTAAGAAGTGGAAAGAAGCAAAAGAACAATACCCTAACCACTTACTCTATACGGTCAAGGAGCGTAGACTAGCGGAGCGTATGACCGATGCACTATTCAAGAATCACCAAGCGGTAGAACTACTAAGGGATGCAAGGTTTGAAATCCCTGCGGTTGATTACATAGAGGGGTACCCCTTTAGAGGCAAAGCTGATATCATTAAGAACGATGGTACTATAATTGATCTTAAGACCACTTCGGATTTACGCAACTTTGTCTACTCTTCAAGGCACAAGTATTCTTATGATGTACAAGTGTATATCTACTGCCGTCTATTCAATGTAGACTATACCAAGTTTAAGTTCTTAGTAATAGATAAGCTATCCTGTGATGTAGGCATCTACTCTGTATCAGAGGAGTTCTATAACAAGGGGGAAGAGAAAGTGATGTACGCCCTTCAGCAGTACAGCGATTTCTTTGAGGATCGTGAACTTGAGGAGATTCAGCAAGAGGTGAATAACTATACAATACAGGGAGACTTATGAAAAAGTTCAGGGTATTCGTTAAAGACAACTTTAGTGCAGTCTTTGACACTATAGAAAAAGCTAGAGAATGTAGGGCAGCTTTNAAAGAACTGAACTATGACAACATTATTATCCAGGTAGCCGAAGAGGATTTACCTTAAGGTTAATAAATAGAACAAGGGGAGTGCGGACAGGTTTTTATGCTAGGAGTAGGTAAGGATTGAAATGCTCCCCTGATTATAAGGTGAGGTGGTTGTACTAATNATTATTAGTCTTTNCTTGGGTAAGTATCCACCTCCCTTAAACCATAGAGAGAAAGGCAGGTTATCTTAAACTAATCCCTTGTAGGGAACGCTTACGGTTAAATACACCCTGACCTTTCTCTTTATATAACACCAAAGAGAGATGAAAGACCATAAACCTAACCGAAGAGCAAGACGGGCAATGCAGCGAGTCGGCAACAAAATTGCAGACCGCATCATTGAACGTAATGCCATTAAAAAAGTAGAAAGAGATGAATCAGAACAGCCTGATACAACAAATGAATAAAGACCTAGACTACTATGGTATCGAACAGGATTAAAGCCTACCTTAGAAAGAGACGGCATATACGCTACACAGACAAATATCTTACCGATATAAGATGGGATATAATAAACACCGTCACCTCGTCAGCCCATACAGGCTTTAACGAGGGGACAGATATACACCTAGAGAGTTTAGGTAAACTCATAAGAAAGTATGAGAGAAGGAAACGCTTACTTAAGTTCTGATGAACCAAGAACCAGGAACTGACTTGATGCTTATAAACAAGCACAACTACAAAGCCCTCTTAGATGTACTCGTACAAGTGCACCTAAGGGGGCAACTCGCTAGAGATGAACAAGAACTAATAAAACGATTTGTTGATTTTTAGGTTAACCTGTAAACAACAGAACTAAACAGATGTCAAAGTTTAAAGAAGGGCAGAGTGGAAACCCTAACGGTAGACCCAAGGGTTCTGCCAATAAGACCACAAACACAATTAGAGAAGCCTTTACTAAGCTAGTAGAGGATAACCTAGAGAACATGACCATATGGCTTAGTGATGTCGCAGCCGATTCTCCAAGAGAGGCGTTAGACATTATCAATAAGATGGCAGAGTACACCACCCCTAAACTCGCTAGGGTAGAAAACAAGATTGAGACAGACGAGGAAATTAACGAAGTCAAGATAGAAATTGTCAAGCGTAGCAATAAAGACGAGTGAGATATTTGAGAGGAATTGGGAAGCCCCTACCAAGATTGTAGTTAATCAAGGTGGGACACGCTCAGGGAAAACCTACTCACTACTACAGCTTATTATGGTTAAAGCCTTATCCCAAACGGGTAAGGTGTTTACTATTGTAAGGAAGTCACTGCCCTCTCTTAAGATGACAGCGATGAGGGACTTCATTGAGATACTCACTAATGCAGGGCTATACTCAGAGAAGAACCATAACAAGTCTGAACACATATACAGGCTTAACGGAAATATCATTGAGTTTGTTTCTCTTGACCAACCTCAGAAAAAGAGGGGGGCAAGAAGAAACTACCTGTTTTGCAATGAGGCGAATGAACTAACTTGGGAGGACTTCTTTCAATTGCTCGTGCGTACTACAGAAAAGATATACCTTGACTACAATCCATCTGATGACTTCCATTGGATATACGACAAGCTACTTACCCGTGATGATGTTACATTCATTAAGAGCACCTATGTAGATAACCCCTTTCTAGATCACAGCATTGTATCAGAGATTGAGAGGCTCAAGGATACGGATGAAGACTATTGGCGTATATATGGATTAGGGGAGAGAGGACAGAGCAAAGCAACTATCTTTACATTCCAAGAGGGAGGTATTGAGGAAGGGTGTACTCTCCTGGCTTACGGGATGGATTTTGGGTTTACTAATGACCCCACGTCAATTGTAGCTGTGTATAGTAAAGACCATTCTCTTTACATTAAGGAACTGCTCTATGAAACAAACCTTACAAATAGGGATATAAGTGAGAAGATGAAAGCACTAGGTATAGACCGCAGGGCTGAGATATTTGCTGACTCTGCAGAGCCTAAGAGTATAGAGGAACTATATAGAATGGGATGGAACGTCAAGCCCACCAAGAAGGGGGCTGACTCCATCAACGCAGGGATAGATGTGCTCAAGAGGTATAAGCTATTATGTGAGGGTCATAACCTTGTCAAGGAGATGAGGAACTATAAATGGATAGAGGATAAGAACGGTAAGCTACTTAACAAACCTATAGATGCATTTAACCACGCAATCGATGCTATGCGATACGCAACCTTTAATAAACTAACAAGACCCAACTATGGCAGGTACGCAGTACGTTAAGATACAATTTCCTGAGCAGGCTAATGAGTTAACCATTGAGCAGTATCAAAAGTATGTTAAGATAGAAGAGGGTGAGAGTAACTTCAAGACCCTCAAAGCTGCAGAGATATTCTTAGGGCTACCGATAAGGGAAGCACTCAAGATGAAGACTCAAGACTTCTATGATATGACCAATGAACTATTCAGCATCATTGGCCAGGATCATAAGCTGCAACCTATTGTGAAGTACAGAGGCATAGACTATGGGTTCATACCTAATATAGAAGAGTTGACCTTTGGAGAGTACATTGACTTAGATAGCTACCTAACCGATGTACAGAATATGCATAAGGCAATGGGGGTGCTGTACCGACCCATTACAGATAGGGTCGGGGATAAGTACGACATAGAAGACTACGAACCTAATGATGGTTATAAGGATTTCCCATTAGGGGCAGGATTAGGTGCAACGCTTTTTTTTTGGACTTTAAGAAAGGAGTTATCGAGCGATACCCTGAACTCTTCGGAGAAGAACCCGAAGGACATACTGACCTCAGCCTTCAAGCCAACTTCTCAAGGAAGTGGGGTTGGTATGGAAGCATAGACCATTTAGCAGGGGGAGACATTAAGAAATACGAGGGCATTACTACCATCCCTTTTCAACGCATATTCCTTAAGATGATATTTGATAAGGAGAAAAATGAGGTAGAGAGAATGCTGTTAAATAAGAAGGGTTAACTTCTTGTGCTACAAATAGAGCGCAAAGGGGTTAACCTTTTATGGTATACGATATTCTTACAACAATCAAGAACCACCTAGAGGCAAACGCTCAGGTTAACACGGTCACCTTTGGGGATATTTTAGAGGTAGATTTAAACAAGCAAAGCATCTTCCCACTAGCACACATGATGATAGACAACGCTACAATCAGCAATCAGATTGCTACGTTCTCTATTAGCATTATGTGTATGGATGTAGCAGACCAAACCAAGGATGACCCTAGGGATGAGTCAGAGCCGTTCTACGGGGTTAGCAATGAGCAGGACATACTCAACACTCAGTTCTATGTTGTTAATGACTTAGTGCAGTCCCTAAAGCGTGGTGACTTATTTACAGACAAGTATCAAGTAGATGGAGACCCAGGCTGTCAGCCGTTCATGGATAGATATGAGAATCTACTTGTAGGGTGGTCAGTGACTTTGAATATCAATGTACCGAACACTATAGACATATGTCAAGAACAAGGATAAGGAAAGCAAACCAAGAGGCTATCATGAAAGCCTTTGCAGAGCGTGTGGTTAAAGCCTCACGCCTTAACCTTGGCGCTACCCGAAACATTAGATATAATGACGGAACTATAAAGAGAAGAAGAAATGTAGCCACAGGAAGCCTTAAGGATAGTGTCAGCTTTGTATCATCATTATCACCACACCCTGCACTAGACTTCTTTTTTAATACTCCTTATGGTACGTTCTTAGATGAGGGTGTTGATGGTGTTAAATATAGAGTACCAGGCAACAGCCGTTTTTCATTTAGGAGTAAGCAACCCCCAACTAAGTTCATTCGTGAGTGGATGAGGGTACGTAGGATTAAGGTAAGAGATCAAGAGACAGGTCAGTTTGTTCAACAGACTGAAGAAGCAAAGGAGGGACTAGCTTTGGGTATTGCTCGCAAGATTAAGATGCGAGGCATACCCAAAACAGAATGGTTCAGTAAACCGTTTAGAGACGAGTTTGATAAGCTGCCTCCTGATTTCTTGAAGGCACTAGGTAAAGATGTAGAAGAATTTTTGAAGGAGGTTAAACCTTTCTAATATGGCAGTAATAGCACCAAGCAGTTTAGTAGGCTCAAGGAGTCCTATATTTATCACAGCAAATTATGCAAGTCTTGCATCATCTCTAGTAGATGTAACCCTTGAGGTATTCATGTGGAATGGCTCAAGAAGTAGCAAGCCTGCCTCAGCAACATACACCCTTTTCAGGGATGTGTTTGCAGGTAAGGATGTATCCTTTGATATATCTAAGTTTGTGCAGGAGTATATAGACAATGACTATACAGGCTTTGCCCCTACAGATGTCAGCTATGTACCTGACGGCTCAGTGTATTGGGTACAGGTAGACTACAATGTTAGCTACTATAATAAATCTGACCCCCCTACTATTAGTAACGAAACAGGTAGCACAGATATCTTTGAGGTATCTAATGGCTATCATATATTCATAGAGGCTTCTAACAAAGAGGTGGCTAAGGGTTATGCTTCTGTCAATGTAAACAAGTACATACAAGACTCAGGTAATGAGGTCGTGCCCGTATACCTTGGTAAATGGGGAGAAGGGTACGACATCTATTGGGGTTATAAGGATAGGGTGCTTGCTGATGGCGGTACTATTGAGGGAGGCGGTGCCTGTGCTAACATAGGATTGTACAAAGTAGAGTTCTTATCTGATGGAGGTGACAATGTAGACCTACCAATTACGGAAGCAGATTTACAAGGGTTACAACCTGAGCAGCGTATTATGTTACTGCCTTGTGGTGTTACCAACTTAGCTGCTTGGTTGGATAGTGAAGGTGAAAGCCTTAACTATACCAACTACTACGACCTTAACTTAAAAGACAAGGATGGAACTACACTAGATACCCGTAGATTCTACCCAACGTGCGAGAGTAAGTATAGCCCTCTTCAGGCTCAGTTCATAAATAAGAACGGTGTTTGGGAAAGTGTCAATTTCTTTAAGGCTAGTCAAGAGCAGATACAAACAAGATCATCAGAGTACCGCAGGTCTATAGGCTCATCAGGTTCTACAGGATTCTCTTACGATACTACCCTGGAGCAGTACAAGAGATTCAATACAAACTACCGTAATAGTATCCGAGTAAATACGGGTTGGGTAGGTGAAGACTATAATGAGTTGATGACTCAGTTGCTTGCATCCGAGCGTGTCCTGCTCGATGGCAAGCCTGTCAATGTAGGCACAGGGTCATTACAATTACAGAAACACATAACAGAGAAAACTATCAATTTCACGATAGACTTACAGTACGCTTACGACACTATTTATGAATAGAGTTGATTTATATATAGATGGTCAGAAGGTAGACTTCTTTGACCAGGAGAGCATAGAGTTGACCATGAGCGTTCAGAACGTCAAGGACATCTCTAAGGTCTTTGGTGACTTCTCCAAGAGTTTCACTCTACCTGCTAACCCAAACAATAACGCAGTCTTTAAGCACTACTACAATGTAGATGTGAGTGGGGGCTTTCAAGCCAACACACGAACATCTGCCTTTATAGAGTTAAACAACAATGTATTTAGGAATGGGGTTATTGAGTTAGAGGGTGTGCAGTTAAAGAACCTTCAACCCTATGCATACAAGGTTAGCTTCTACAGCAAGACCACAGCATTAAAAGACTTGTTTGGTGATGACAAGTTAAATGACCTTGACCTATCGGCTCAAGACCACGGGTATAATGATACCAACATTGCAACAGGGTTAAACGCATATGTAGCGGGTACAGGAGATGCAGTAATATACCCACTTATCTCACCTGTAGCTAATTGGTATTATAACGGTGTAGGTGGTGACCATACACCAAACAATATATATTATCAAAATGGACATCCTGAACACGGAGTATTCTACTATGACCTTAAGCCTGCTGTAAAGCTGCAGAAGATTATAGGTGCAATACAGACCAAGTACGGGGTTACTTTTAATAGTGACTTCTTTGCTACTGCAGACTTTGGCAAGTTGTTTATGTGGTGTCACCGTAGATCAGGGTATATGTTCAAAGACCAACCCAATGGAACTACAAATGAAGTAGTTAATTTCACAAGTGCTACAGGTTCAGGTTTCAATACATCTACTGATACGTTTACATTCAATAAATCAAGTATGGTCAATATGGACTATATAGATGTAGCGGTTACCTCAACAGATAATTACGCTATTTCGTTATTTGTAAATGGTCAGCTATTCTCTAAAATAGAAAGTAGCGGAAACGATACCATTAGCTTTGTGACTAATGATGTAAATAATGGTGATGTATTTCAGATTAAATTCTCACCAATAGCTGCGTGGGATGCAAGTGTAATTAACTTGACTGCAATCACGGCATCTTTTGTTATTGTGCCAATCACTACTCCCTATAACATTGCTACAGCATCTACATCTACAACACAAACATATACCTCTGATGTAATTATAGCAGACCAATTGCCTGAGCAAAAGATTAGTGATTTTGTAAGCAGCTTAATTAAGATGTTTAATCTAATTATAGTACCAACGTCAAATACGGCCTATGACATAGAGCCGCTTGACGAATGGTATTCTGAGGGTAGTACATACGACATAAGTAACTATACAAACATTGAAGAGGTAACAGTCAACAGACCCGATTTGTATAGCAGAGTATCATTTAGTTTTAATGAAACAGAAGCAATACTTGGCGAACAATATAGACTACAGAATGACATTGGCTATGGTGACCTACGGGCAGACTTCAACTTTGACGGAGAAGAGTTTGACATTGAAGTTAGCTTTGATAATATGCTCTTTGAGAGGTTGTCCAATGTAGCTGATGGTTCATTAACTACCATTGGAGTAGGTAAGAGTATCACAAGAGAAATAGAGCCTTACATAGGTAATCCTTTTATCTTCTATGCAGCAGGTAACATCTCAGGTACAAATGAATTTGCATATGTAAATATGGAAACACCTGCAGAGCATTTCCCCTTTACTGATTTTTGGTTAGCGAGCAATGTAAACTCACGAGTAGCTTCAAGTGTTACCAAGACTTTAAACTTTGGTACAGAGATTGACCCATACCTTTTACAGGGTTTTTCACAAGGACTATATCAAAGCTATTGGAGGGATTATATAACAGACCTCTATGACTTACAGCGTAGGTTGTTCAGCTTCAAGGCGCAGCTACCTATAAGGGTGCTGCTTGACTTGAAGGCTAATGATAAGATAACGATCTTGGAACGTAATTACATTATAAACTCAGTGACAATGAACCTGGCTACAGGTGAAGCACAATTAGAACTACTCAACGATGTCTAGTGTATTGGGTTATCTTATAGAAGAGTTGAAGCAGACTGACAAGCGCAGCGAGGCTATTGACATTGCAAAGGGCAGGCACGAACTCCCTAGGACATGGGCACAAATAAAGAAACACGTTAAGAACAGATGGCGGTAGAAAAGACATTTAAAGTAGAGGCAGACACTTCTGATATAGATAAGAAATTAGATGCCTTAGCAGACTCTATTGAGGATGTTGGGGATGCTGCAAAGGAAACCGCCAAGAATGTCTCGGAGGTTGCTGAAGCTGTAGAGGAAGGTTCTAAGGCTACTAAGGAAAATACTGAGGCAAGCAAAAGTAATCTTGCTTCACTAAAGAAACTCACTAAGGGGGTCTCAGGTTTTGGTCTAGCACTAAAGGCTACGGGTATTAAATTCTTAATTGATGGGTTAAACTTCTTAAAAGATGCAGCCTTAAATACTCAGCCTGTAATGGATGCCCTTGAGAAGGTATCTGTTGGATTATCTATTGCATTTGATACCGTCTTTGAAGCGGTATCTAAAAGCAATGTTAGCTTTGAGAAGACGGGAGCAGTTTTAGGGGGTCTAGTGCGTGCATCATTAAACGTTCTTGTTCTTAGTTTGGAGAGTATCAAGCTAGGGTTGCTTGTAACACAGCGTGCTTGGGAGAATAGCTTCCTAGGTAATAAAGACCCTGACAAATTAGCTGCCTTAAATGCAGAGATTGAAGAGACAAAGAGTAAGATTGCAGAGACGGGACTAGCCCTAGCAGAAAATGCTAAGGATGTAGCCACTAATTTTGTTGATGCTGTAGGTGAGATTGCTAATGGTATTAGCGAGGTCGTTACAAATGCGGCAGATGCTATACAAGGCATAGACCTAAAGGAGGTTACAAAAAAAGCAGAGGCAATTGTTGCTCTTCGTAGGCAATCTGAGGAGGCTGACCTTCGTATAAATCAGATACAGACTGAATACGTTGGCTTGATTGAAGAGGCTGAGAGCCTGCAAAATGAGGAAAACATAAGTATTAGCAGACGTGAGGAACTCATTAGAGAGGCGAACCGCTTACGGGTTGAGTCTCTCAATAAACAAAAGCAGCAACTAAGTATTCAGGCAGAGTCTCTACGTCAGCAGTTTGAACTTTCAGGATTAGAAGAAGACCGTATTGCTTACGAGGAGAAACTTAATGACGTTAAGCAGGTACAGACAGATATTGATAGTAGTAACCTACAGCTAACCGAAGAGTTAAGAGACCTGGATCAAGAAAGGTTTGATGCTCAGGTAGAAGCAGGGGAACGTGCTATTGAACTTGCAGAGATAGAAAGGGAGTCTGCTTTAATTGCTGAGAGAAGCGAGGAGAAAAAACTAGAGATACAGAAGACAAACCTTGAAGAGATTAAGAACCTACGCCTAACTGCTCTTCAGGAGCAGATGGCGCAGCTTGATATTGAGAGCGAACTTTATAAGCAGCTTGCAGATGAGAAGAAGGTTATCGAGGCTGAGTATCAAAACGAGGTACAGGAATTAGATAACGAGACCTTTGAATTACGCAAAGAAAAAGAAGAAGAACTCAGGGATGCAAAGTTTGACATTGCCAACTCAGGCTTAGAAGCTGTCAGTGCATTAGCAGAAGCCTTTGCAGGTGATGATGAGGAGCGTGCTAAGAAGGCGTTTGCTATACAGAAAAGAATGAGCCAAGGCCAAGCATTGGTCAGTACCTATCAAGCGATTATAGGTGCTCTTAAGGCCGAGGGTGCAGATGGGTTGTTACCCTTCCCTGTGCGATTGGCAAATGCTGCTATTGCAGGGGCTACAGGTTTGGCTCAAGTAGCTAGTATTCAAGCTACACAATTTGGTGGTAGTGGAGGCGGTAATGTAGATACTCCGACAGCACCAAGTCAGACCCCTCAGTTTAATGTGGTAGGTACAAGTGGTATCAATCAGTTGGCACAAAGTGTATCACAGGAACGTCCTGTGAAAGCCTATGTAGTATCGGGAGACGTTACTACTCAGCAAGAATTGGATAGAAAAAAAGTAAATACAGCAAGTTTCGGATGATGAATATAATAGAACTTATAATTGATGAGGAGGCACTTGTAACAGGTATACAAGCAATCTCTGTAGTTGAACAGCCTGCTATTGAAGAGGACTTCATAGCATTAAAGGAAGAGAAGAAAATAGAACTCAAGAGCATTGATGATGAGAAGCGCATCCTGATGGGTGCTGCTCTCATCCCCAATAAGCCTATCTATCGTAAAGATGGCGATGATGAGTATTACATATACTTCAGTAAAGACACGGTAAGAAAAGCTAGTGAGTTATTCTTTATGAGTGGTAACCAAAACAAGGCTACCCTAGAGCACCAAGTAGATATCGAGGGTCTCACTGCTGTTGAGTCCTGGATCATAGAAGGTGAGCAAGATAAGTCTAGGCTCTATGGTATGGATTTACCTGTAGGCACTTGGATGGTTTCAATGAAAGTCAACAATGACGAGATTTGGAATGATTGGGTAAAGACAGGAAAGGTCAAAGGCTTTAGTATTGAGGGGTATTTCATGGATAAAGTCAATATGAGTTCTAACTCATTGGATGAACTTGAGAAAGAGGTACAGGCAACAGAGAAGCTAAGTGCTATCAAGGCTGTTATTAAAAAGTATTCAGCAGAAAGCAAGCTGTAAGCGTTAGGCAAACTTTAAAAATGTAACAATAAGTGATTTATTTAATTAACCTTATATGAATACACAAAGAAGAGTTTTTGAAAAATTATCTGCAACAAAGGATAATTCCAAGAAAATAAAAGTTGATTTAGGTATTAGACAAGATTTGGATGATGCAGTAGCAGCACACAAATCTGCTAGAACATCTATAGACAATTCATTAGACTTATGGTTTAAAGAGATGTTTAAATTAAAAGAAAGTTTTTCCGTTATAGAAAAACAGTATTCAAATTTTGAATCAACTATTGATGACTTGAAAAAGTATTCAAAAGAAATAGAAGACATGGCATCTGACCTAGGTATTCAAACAAATGCTTTTGAAGGTTATGTACAATCAACTGCTTTGTTGAATACAGTAGATGATATGACAGAAGTTTATAGAGATGCAAAAAGCATTACTGATAAATTAAATTAGGCTAATTACATTATATGAAGTCACAAGAGACCCTTTCAAAAATCATGAACATCTTGAATCTCTCAGAAGAGGAGCAAGTAAAGGTTGATGCTGCACAAGCAAAACTAGAAAACGGAACTATCCTTGAATCGGAAGCGTTTGAACCAGGTAACGAGGTATTTATTGTATCAGAAGACGAGCGAGTAGCTGTCCCTGTTGGTGAGTATGAAATGGAAGACGGAAGAGTTCTTGTAGTTGCTGAAGAAGGAGTAATTGCTGAGATCCGTGAAGGCGGTGAAGAAGAAGCACCTGTTGAAGCACCTGCAGAAGAGCCTGTTGCTGAAGAGGCGTTAGCTGATGAGGAAATGAACTATGTCACCCGTGAGGAGTTGGCTGAGGTCATTAACGAAATCAAAGCAATGGTAGAGCAGATGATGTCAGAGAAAGACGAGAGTCTAGCTGCTGAAGCTAAGGAGAAACTAAGCAAAGCAAAGCCTGCCCGTAAGCCAATGAAGCACAACCCTGAAACTAAGGTGAAGCCAAGCATTAACTTACACACAAAGAGTCAAGGTGGTAGCACCTTAGACCGTGTTATGGCTAGAATTTCTGAGTAATAAACTAGATTAATAAATTAGATTTCTCGTAATGAAAAAAGGAATACAAAATCTTTGGGCTGAATTGGGCAAGGCTCAGAAGCCTGCCAAATTAAGCAAACAAAGTAAAGAGGTAAAACTTAACACTGTTCAAGAAGCACAAACTTCATTTGATGCATTAGAAGACAGCATAGGTGACTTAACTTATTTTGCCTACGAAGTTATTGAAGAGCAAGAACAAAAGTTGAGTGAAATCATGGATGTCATTGACAATATAATTATCAACTCAATGGCATTGTTCGCTAAAGATGAGGCTGAATCATTAATCGAGTCATTAGATAAGATTGAGAAAAGTGCTAAAGATTTAGGTGTTGACCCTGAAGATGTTTTTGACCAATATGATGATGCAAGAGAAATGGCTGACCAAGCTATCTCTGCACACGATGACTTAGTGAGCGAATGGCGTTCTTCAAGATTACAGAACGTAACTGCATTTGCAGATAAAATTAAATAATAATCAATAATAAATTATAGAAATGGCTACAACTACTAGCATTACTACAACTTACGCAGGAGAATTTTCGGCAAAATACATTTCGGCCGCCTTGCTAAGTGCTGATACTATCGAAGGTGGTGGTATTACAGTTAAACCAAATGTAAAGTACAAAGAGGTAATGAAGAAAATCGCTACAGATGGCATCGTTAAAGATGCTAGTTGTGATTTTGCTGATACTTCAACTTTGACACTTACTGAGCGTGTTTTACAACCTGAAGAGTTTCAAGTAAACCTTGAACTTTGTAAGAAAGATTTCCGTTCAGATTGGGAAGCAATCTCAATGGGCTATTCAGCTTTTGATAGCTTGCCTCCTTTATTCTCTGATTTCCTTATCGGTCACGTTGCTTCTAAGGTTGCAGAGAAAATGGAAACAAACATATGGTCAGGTACTAACGCAACTGCAGGTGAGTTCGATGGTTTTGAAACTCTATGGGAAGCAGATGCAGACGTTGTAGATGTAACAGGTACAACTGTTACTGCTGCTAACGTTATCACTGAAATGGGTAAAGTAGTAGATGCTATACCTACCGCTATCTACGGTAAAGAAGATTTGTATTTATACGTTTCTTCAAACGTTGCTCGTGCTTACGTTCGTGCTCTTGGTGGCTTTGGTGCTGCAGGTCTAGGATCTAATGGTTTGAATGGCGAAGGTACTACTTGGTTCAACGGACAGAACTTGGCTTTTGACGGAGTGAAAATCTTTGTTGCTCCTGGTCTATCTAGTAACACAATGGCTGCTGCTCAGAAATCTAACTTGTTCTTTGGTACAGGTTTATTGTCTGACTTAAACGAAGTTAAATTACTAGACATGGGAGACCTTGACGGGTCTCAGAATGTGAGAATTATCCTCAGGTTCACCGCAGGAATTCAGTATGGATTGGGTTCGGAATGTGTTCTGTATAACTAAGAATTAGTATAAACCAATTTAAAGGGCAGGTAGGCTTATGCTTGTCTGCCCTTTTTTAATAAAAAAAAGATATTATGGCGTGTGTTATTACAGCAGGGAGAAAAGAGCCTTGTAAGGATGTAGTTGGTGGCCTAAAGAATGTTTACTTTGTAGACTTCGGAGACTTAGGTGCAGTTACACAATCAGCAGATGAAATCACCGATATGACAGGTACATCGGGTTCTTTGACTGCTTTTAAATACGAACTAAAAGGAAACAGTTCATTTGAGCAGGCAATCACTGCTTCTCGTGAGAACGGAACTACTTTCTTTGACCAAACTCTTAGCTTGACTTTGAAGAAGTTGAGTAAAGAAGATCACAAAGAAATTAAGTTGTTAGCTTATGGCCGTCCTCACATTGTTGTAGAAGACTATAACGGCAATTGTATGATGATGGGTCTAGCACATGGTGCTGACGTAAACGGAGGAAGCATTGTAACGGGTGCGGCAATGGGAGACCTTTCAGGTTATACATTGACGTTCTCAGCACAAGAGGTACTACCTGCTAACTTCATGACTGTTGATGTTACTGATGCAGAATTCCCATTCAGTGAATTTGCAGGATTGACAACTATAGTAATTACAGAGGGAACTAACTCTTAGTAAATAAATAAGTGTATATTTGTCCTTCAAGGGCATAGCACTCTGGTTTGGTTTGAAAGAGGGGAGACGTTTTAATACGTCCCCCTCTTTTGTTTTGTAACAATGTCACACCAAAAGGGTTAACCTATTATGCATATAGTAAGTACGACAGATAGCGATATAAAGTTTGTCCCTAGAGCCTATGAAACGTCACTCTCTGTGGTTATTACAGACGAGGAGACTAACACAAGTAGCACAGAGTCATTAACAGGCATTAGAAGCCGTAATTTTATGGTTATAGACCCTTCCTACTCCTTCGTGGAGGGAAGGTTCTATACTATACGAGTAAATGGCTCTAACGAAGTCTACAGAGGCCGTATATTCTGTACTAATCAAACCGATTACGACAAGTATACGGTTAACCAAGGGCAGTATACTCAGTACAACTCAGACAATAACGGATATATATACCGATGAGCAACATTAGAATAGTAAATCTCAACAGCTATACCACCCCTGTTGTGCAGGAAAACAACCGCAAGCAGTGGGTAGAGTATGGTGAATCGAATATGTACTATCAATACTTAATAGATAGGTACAATGGTTCAGCAACAAACAACGCCATCATAAATGGCGTGTGTGAGTTGATTTATGGAAAGGGCATTGGTGCAACAGATTCAAGCAGAAGACCTGAGCAATACGCTCAAATGATTTCAATGTTTTCTAAGCACTGCCTCCGTAGAGTAGTTTTTGACTTAAAGGCTATGGGTCAGGCAGCTTTCCAGGTAATCTATAATGATGATAAGACTAGCATTGCTCAAGTAGAGCATTTTCCAATTGAAACTCTTCGATATGAGAAGATGAATGATGACGGAGACATTGAGGCTTATTGGTATAGTAAAGATTGGAGTCAAATACGCAAAAAAGGCTATGAGCCTGAGCGCATCCCTGCATATGGGTATGGTGCTACAGGTGAGAAGCTAGAGATCTATTGTATCAAGCCATATAGAGCAGGATACTACTACTATAGCCCTGTAGATTATCAGGGAGCACTTCCTTACGCACAATTAGAGGAAGAGGTAGCAAACTTTCACCTTAATTCTATAAGGTCAGGGTTGTCTCCTTCCATGCTGATTAATTTCAATAACGGGATTCCTTCAGAAGAGGAAAGAGAGTTGATTGAGCGCAGAATCATTGAGAAGTTTAGCGGTACTTCAAATGCAGGTAAGTTTATCCTTGCGTTTAACGATAACAAGGAGATGGCTGCAAGTATTGACCCTGTTCAGTTATCTGATGCAGCGGAGCAGTACCAATTCTTAAGTGAGGAGAGCACACAGAAGCTGATGGTAGGCCACCGTATCACTTCACCTATGTTATTAGGTATTAAGGATAGTTCAGGGCTAGGGAGTAACGCTGACGAGATTAAGACGGCATCGTTACTCTTCCAAAACACAGTTATCCGTAGTACACAAGAGATGATTCTTGATGCTATGGATGATTTGCTTGCTTTCAATGACATTAGCTTAAACCTTTACTTTAAGACGTTACAGCCTTTAGAGTTTATTGACTACGAAGGGTTGGATAGCGAAACAAAAGAGGAAGAGACAGGTCGCAAGTTTAGTGCTGAAGAAATTGACTTAGAGGATTTTCTTAAGCAGATAGGCGAAGACGAACCACAAGACGAAGAGTACGAACTCATAGACGTAGACAGTGAGTCTACTGAAAACGAGCCTGAAGACTTTGATGTTGAGAAATACCTCAACGGACTTGTGAACCTATCTGCAAAAGATGATTCGTCTCAGGATAGCGACCTCTATAAGGTTCGCTATACCTATGTAAAGGGAACGAGTAAGACACCTGACGGTGAGACTCGCAACTTTTGTAAAAAGATGCTACGCAGTGAAAAGCTGTACCGTAAGGAGGACATCGGCATGATGTCAGCTAAAGGGATCAACAAGAAGTTTGGCCACAAGGGCAAGAACTATTCTTTGTTTAAGTACAAGGGTGGTGTAAACTGCTACCATAGATGGGAGCGTAGAATCTACAAGAAAAAAATAACGAAAAACGGTGAGCCTTGGGCAGGCAATGCCCTTCAGGGTACAAAGTTCGTCAACGTAAACCAAGCCGTTAGGGCAGGGTTTAAGTTGCCAAAGAATCCTAACGAGGTTTCTATAGCACCAATTGATATGCCAAGACAAGGACACCATCCAAATTACGGAAAATAATGGCTAAGGTTTTATTCATAAAGAAGGAAGACATTGTACGCAACAGCACTATAAGTGGAAACTTAGATAGTGATAAGTTGCTACCATTTATAGAGATTGCCCAGGAGATTCATATACAGAATTTCCTTGGCTCAAAACTCTACGACAAGATAAGAGATGATATTATCGCTAATAACTTACCTGCTAACTATGAGACGTTACTAGATGAGTATGTACAGCCTATGTTGATTCACTTTGCTATGACTGAGTATTTGCCTCATGCGGCTTATACGATTGCTAACGGGGGTGCTTACAAGCATTCTAGTGAAGCAAGTGAGTCAATGACTAAGGAGGAGTTAGATTTCTTGAGTGAGAAGCACAGAGACATAGCAGAGCACTACACAAGAAGGTTTATTGACTATATGTCTTTTAACAACAATCTATTCCCTGAGTATAATCAAAGTCAAGATGATGATATGTACCCCGACAAAAACGGAGTCTTTAATGGATGGAATCTCTAGGCATTACAAGCCTAAGAAGAAGAACATTGAGAAGTTGAAGAAACTTATAAAGAAAATAGAGAAGAATGGCAACAGGTAACGGATACGGAGCAATATATGGCTCAACTTGGTGGGGCAGCGGAGATGCCTTCACTAATCAAATAGGTTGGGGTGCAGCTATGTTCTACATATTAGACCCTGCACAATTTCAGAACCGAGCCTTAGCGGATGGGGCTGAAATGGAAGCATTTGAATGTGTTTCCAGGGCTTTAAGAAGATTCCCACAGGCAGACTTAGGCCGTCAACTCTTTGACTCTTACGATACAAGAGTTTTGACGGCTTCAGGATCAACAGAGTCAAGAACCTGTACTATTAACGAACTAAATGATTTGTTCTAATGAGTTTATATAAAGATGCAAGTTTGGTAATG